CAGTTCGAGCCGTAGTTATATCTAATGGATTATCTGCATCATCTGGATAACAAATAATCGCTGGAACCGATACACTCAGAGCCGCGATGATTGATTCCAAGTATGCACGATATACATTAACTGGCTTATCGTAGTATCCCTGATCTGAATCATCCCCTCGTTCAGATTCAGGAATCCGCCAATCATGGGCTACTTCAGAGTAATACACATGCTGAACATTTTCCCACAATAATTTCAATCGACGCCATTGTTTGATTTGTCTATCTCTGACAGATCTATCCTCATCATCGAAATGATGGATGATTTCGTCTAGAGACTTTTTAATTTCGTCCGATAGTTCTTTACTTTTAGTCATTACTGCCCTTGAATTGGAGGCTGTCCCATCATTTGTTGACCCATTGGTCTAAATCTTGATTGTGGGCCACCTGGCCCCATTTGTGGTCTTTGCATTTGTTGTTGTTGCATATGTTGCTGTCTACGCATCATCATTTGTTGCATCATTTGTGGACTAGGACCCATTCCTCCACCTTGTCCCATCTGAGGCATTTGTTGTGGTCCTCTACCTGTAAATCCACCTCCATACATTCCTGGTCCACCTCTACCTGTAATACCCGTATTTTGACCCATCTGTGGCGAACCCATTATATTTGGTGGTAATTGTGATTGTTGAGGTTGCCCCATTGGATCTGGTTCTCTTTGTGGCCCTTCTGGTTGTGGACCTTGATTCATATATTGTTGTGGTAATGGTCCACTCATTTGACCACCCATTGCACCAAGAGCATCCATGAATCCCATTTACTGACCCTCCTGATTCGGATAAATTCCTCTAGATGAACGCCAAGGTTGATTTCTCAGCGCATTCATTTTACCCTGATTTAATGCCGTCGAAAGATTCGGATTACTTGAATCTTCTGGCATCATTCCAAGAGCTTGACTGAATAGACCTTTAGGTTGTGCGTATGATGTTAGTGGTTTAAATACATTTCCTCCACCAGCTTGACTAGCTAAATCTGATGGATTTGATGGACCTATTGGACTTCCAGTCTGACTACTAGAATCAGGACTAGTTCCAGGACTAATAATTGAAGCTGGTGCCTTACCTGATACGTCACCACCAGGAAACATTCCTTGTAATTGTTCAGGTGTCAATATTTGTCCTTTACTGACTAGACCTGATGGACCATATTGATTCATAGTTCTGGTTGCACCAGGAGTTGCTGTAGTTTGTTGAGCTGCATTCCATGCTGCATTAGTTGCTGCCGCTGCTGGTGCTAATGCTAATGATGCCCCACCTGTAAATGGTGCCGCTACATATGGACCGTACTGTAGCGCCGCGTGTCCTATCGTACTCCAAATTCCCATATTTCACCTGATTGGAATATCATGGAATCCAACTACTCGAAACACATACAATAGAATTAAAATCAATGAAATTGCATAAATTGCTGCAACGAATTGAGGAGGCATTGGAATGAGTTGAGTGATAAGCCAAACAATGAATCCAAATAATGCGATGGTTAAAACTAATGTAACCATTTACTTCCCTTTATTCGCAATATTCTTCATGTTTTGTGCGAATGTTGCGCGCTTTGCTTGCAAGCCACCTTGTTTCTTACCTGCCGCTATTTTCTTAGGAGTTGCCTTACCGAAAGCCCCGACTGTTCCTTTAGATTCCATTTTCTTACGTGCTTCTTGTAGCCAACTAGGTCCAAGTCCAGCCATAACTCCTCCTACTTACTCCCTAACTGTGAATCAATAGTCTGACTCTGACTGACTCCAAGTTCCTTCTCTAAGTCCGCAATTTCTTGAACCTTATCTCTCATTACTTTAGCTTTATGTCTATCTTCTTGTTCCAATATTTGTTGTCTTACTCGCCAAGGAATATGTTGTGGTTTAATTGGTTTGATTTCTTCCTCCGGTGTATTTACACGCACTTCACCCGGAGGATCTAATAATCTGACCAACAATTCATGTCTTTCCCTCTCACTACGTTCCAACTGACCTCTCAATACTTCACAGACTTCACAGACTGGATCATTGAGTCCAAACCATTTTCTCAGAATCTCTTGAATCAATGTCTATACCTACCGACTGGATGAGTTGTTTCCTCAGATTCCACTTTACTCATGTTTCGATAGTATGCCGTCCAATCATTGGTTTGATTTAATTTATTGACTAACGCTTCTTGAGCTTGGATTTTCTTAAATTCAGTATTAGCATCATCAAAGAAACTTTCAGCAGCGTCGACGATATAGCGAAGACCATCAATAGGATCGTCTCCATCAAACTCTGCGATGTCCTCAGCAGGTTTATTTCCTTTGGGTTTATCATAACTACACGCTTTAATCGCTTCCACCAATACTGGACACGCATCTTTGAATATCTGTAATTTTGGAATATTGGTTTCGGGTTCAATTGGATTAAATGAATTCAAGTAACTTTTGTATTCGATCATTCCGCGATTTCGCATAATCCACATTGCGTAATCTTCATTATACATACCTATTTCATTTTGGTTAATTTGTTTTGGATGCCATCTGAGATATTCGTGGATTAGAATCTTACCAGCTACTCTACTTCCGGGTGTGTTGTTACTCAGTTCAATTGTCTGTTGTAATTCCTCCTCAATTTGTTGCTGAATCGTATGTTCCTGTCCTCTATCCTGTCCCGCAGATTTACAAAACCTAATGAGACGAGGATTCTCTTTATCCACATAAACTTTAACATGTTGCGCCCATTCGGATATCTTTGTCTTAATCCAATGTTGTTCCCGATAGATGTATATTCTCTTTGATGGACTGATTGCACAATATCCAATCCATGTCATTGCGGCGAACCCCCAGTCACCTATTACAATCCGGGGCCACCACTCTGGTATACTGAATGGTTCAATGACGTGTAATGCATTCTCTGGTTCGTCATCGAATTTTCTGTCACGAAATTCATCAAAGACTTGGCCCTGGTAGGCGTCCCAATCGCCATAAAGTTTAGCTTTTCTCTCAGCCTCAATTGTGATTCCTTGTAATGATTGTTTGTATGTCGGATCAATGTATTTATTATCTTCAAGGGTTGAATGAATGTAAATCCGTTTATTGCCACCACGTCCGACAATTATCTTTCCACCTTTAGGGAATGGTTTAATGAATCTCTTGTAGGTCCATGTATGTCCAATACCTCCCGGCATTCCGGCGGCACGTATAATAGCGGGCAATTCTGGCACAGGTGATCGGACCCGTTGAAATCCAATATAGAGATAGATCCATTCTGTGATTGAAGTAAGTTCATCTGGGGTGAAAAGATTAATCTGCATCGTATCATATTGATGCACGTCATCTTCATTCTCACAATGACCTAAGAAAATCATTGAACCTTCGTTGTGGGGTCCATATTTAGTAGAAGTTCCAGTCCCGAATTGATCTGGTCTGGGAAACGTCCAGCACATTTCAGTTTTATTAAGAGTTGCTCCAAACCTGCGATACAACTCTCTAGATCTTGGGATGATTTCGTTACGAAGTTCGGGGAACGTACGACGCATGAACACTTGTTTATATTTAGGATTCTCGTGCCATCGATGGACAATCCCATATAAAAGGAGTACGTCACTTTTACCTGAACCCGCTCCTCCTCCATAAAATGCCTCTTTAATTGTTGTTGGAATTGACAGAAATAACTCTTGTTTTGGCTCGGGACGCCAACTATTTGGGTCGATTATCTGTCTGACTTTAGTTGATTCCATCTAATTCCATTCCATCTAATTCATTCCATTTCATCCCAATGTTTCACACGCACGCTCCCACGTGAGAAATAAAAATTAGAGGGGAGGTAATCCATATTCTAGACGGAATGCATTCACATGTTTCTGATAACATTCATCCCATGGAATTCCTTTGACGTAATAGTCGTAGCTACATCTGAATGAATGAACTGCAATCATTCCTCCATCCGGACTAGCTTTACTTTCAGTATACACGTCATTACACGCAGTTCCGAATTGAACTGATTTCGCCTCATCATATGGCGGCGCATCTTTAGTTAGATCGTATCCACCTTCTTCTGATTCTTCTAAATTAGCTAGATCTGCTGTAGGTTCAGTCCATCCATTAGCTGATAGTTCAGGGTCTGGACCTGATGGACCACCATTTACTGGACTAGCTAA